CAACTTTTGCAGGTAGTGCAACTATAAGAAAAAGTGATTTAGGTGGTTCAACTGCTATGGCTGATGGTACTTTAGTTTTAGGTGCAGGGACAACTGATTATTTTAGTTTTAGATTAGATTCTGGTGCTGATTTATATTTTGATAAAGTTTATGGTGGTGTTGCCGCTAATGTTTTTAGTATAGATAGAAGTACTACAAATGGCGATATAACTTTTGCAGGAGATGTAACAGTAAATAGTATTTTTCTACCTGACAATAGGGATATTGGATGGAATGGTGGTTATAGTGCTGGTAAACCTACCTTAGCTGCTGTTGGTACTACTATGAAGATGTTCCCTTCTGGATCAACTAGTGGAGCTCAGTTTACATTAACACCAACTACTGCAACTTTTGCAGGTCAAGTTTTATGTAATACAAATACCACAAGTCCTGCAGGAGGTGAGGCTGTGTTTTATAAATCAAGTGCAGGAGCAGTTTTATCAGGTTTTCAAGCAATATTAGAAACAGGTTCTGCAGGTTCAAGAGCAACTGCTCTTGTACTAGATTCTAATCAAAATTTATTAGTTGGTAAAACTGCTTCAGATTTTACTGTTGTAGGAGCTGAATTAAGAGCAAATGGACAATGTGTGTTCACAGCAGACGGAGATAACTCTTTAGATTTAAATAGACTAACAAATAATGGAGCAGTCTCAGTTTTTCGTCAAGCTGGAACTGTTGTTGGTACTATATCGGTAACAGGTTCAGCAACCGCTTATAATACATCTTCAGATTATAGATTAAAAGAAGATTTACAAGATTTTGCAGGATTAGATATGATTTCTAAAATAGCTGTTTATGACTTTAAATGGAAAGAAAGTGAAATTAGAAGTTATGGAGTCATAGCTCACGAACTGCAAGAAGTTTTATCTGAAGCAGTAAATGGTGAAAAAGATGCAGAACAAATGCAAGGTGTAGATTATTCTAAAATAGTACCATTACTGATTAAATCAATACAAGAGTTAAAATCAGAAATAGAAGAACTAAAAAGTAAATAGTGTAAAAATATAATAATAAGTGTAACTATTTAAATAGAAATATATTAACAAATTAAATTAAATTTCAAATGGCAAAAATTAAAGAAGAACAGTTAAAAGTAGTAACTGAACAACAACAAAAATTAACAACCGTATTAAGTCAAATGGGTGTATTAGAAATCCAAAAACTTAATTTAGCTCAAGAAGTAAAAAACTTGGAAGGTGAAATAGAAAAAACTAAGAAAGAACTCGAAGAAGAGTATGGTAAAGTTAGCATTAATTTGTCTGACGGAACATACGAGCCTATTAAGGACGAGCAGGAGGATGCATAGTAATATAAGAAAGATCAGTATTGGATCTGACTATAAAAATGACGCCATGCATTACGCTGTTGGTCAGCAAGTGTATGGCGGTCATGAAATATCGCATATACTGTTTGAAACTTCTGACAGTTCTTATAATATTTATATAAGAAAAAACGATGAGGTATTACCATGGAAGAAATTTAATTCTAACATGTCAATATCTGTTGAGTACGATTTAGAGTATTAATGAGAAGTTTATATGACTTTATTGTAAAACCAATTGGTGATAGATACAATAATGAAATACAAGTTGATGGTAAAAAACTTGTAGTTAATACTAAGATTGAATCTTGGAAGTTTGTAAATAGATTAGCAGAAGTAATTGAAACACCAGTTGCTTTTAAAACTAATATAAAAAAAGGTGACACTTTAGTTATACATCAAAATGTTTTTAGAACGTTTTATGATATGAGAGGTGAAAAGAAACAAAGTAGATCTTTTTTTAAGAAAGGTTTATATTTTGTTAGTTTAGATCAAATCTATTTATATAATAATAACGATGGTTGGCATAGTTTTGGTGATCGTTGTTTTATTCAACCTATAAAAGACAAAAGTTCTCTAACAGTTGATAAAGAACAAAAGCTTAAAGGTATATTAAAATATGGTAATAGCTCATTAGAAGCGCTAGAAATACACCAGGGAGATGTAGTTGGGTATACACCTAATGGTGAATGGGAGTTTTTAGTAGATAAAGAGCGATTATACTGTATGAAATCTAATGATATTGTAATTAAATATGAACACCAAGGAGACGAAGAAAAATATAATCCAAGCTGGGCAAGTAGCGGTCAAGGAATTAATTAAGGTTGCTAAGGAACCTATTGTTGATAGTGATGATGATATATCTGCGGATAGATTAAAAAATGCTGCTGCTACAAAAAAGCTAGCTATATTCGATGCGTTTGAAATACTTAATCGTATTGAAGAAGAAAAGAATATGCTAGAAGATAAACCTAAAGAAAACAAAAAGCAAACTAATTTTAAAGGTTTTGCTGAAGGAAGATCTAGGTGATGTACGAGCAGAATTTATATAAAATATTAGATGATTATATAACTCCTAAAACTATTAAGAAATATAATAGATTAAAAAAATGGGAGTATGGTTACAATGAACAACACGATATGGTTGTCATTAGCAAAGATGGTACTATAGGTGATATTTATGAAATACAAAACCTTAAAATAGCTTTACCAAAAGCTAAGAATATTCATAAGTTTGAAAACAACAAATGGAATAAAACTGAATATCCTAAGTCACTTAGTAAAATAAAAACAGTTTTTGATTGGAAGCAATATCCACAAGACTTTAAAGAAAAATGGTATGACTACATCGATAATGAGTTTACCCGTAGGGAGGAAGGTTTTTGGTTTTATAACAAGAACTTTGCTACTTATCTTACTGGTACTCACTACATGTACTTGCAGTGGTCTAAAATTGATGTCGGGGCACCAGACTTTCGGGAGTCAAATAGATTATTCTTCATTTTCTGGGAAGCTTGTAAAGCAGATATACGATCCTATGGAATGTGTTACCTTAAGAACAGGCGTTCTGGGTTTTCATTCATGGCATCGGGAGAGGTGGTTAACTTGGCAACTATATCCAGCGACTCACGATATGGTATTTTATCAAAGTCTGGGCCTGATGCCAAGAAGATGTTTACCGATAAGGTGGTACCCATATCAGTTAACTATCCCTTCTTTTTCAAACCGACCCAGGACGGAATGGACCGTCCAAAGACCGAACTTGCCTACCGTGTCCCCGCAAGTAAGTTCACCCGTCGTAAGCTCACCGCCTCCGCCGCCGACGAAACCGCCGCGGACGAATTACAGGGACTTGACACGACCATCGACTGGAAGAATACCGGTGACAACTCCTACGATGGGGAGAAACTCAAACTCCTCGTACATGATGAATCGGGCAAGTGGGAGAAGCCGAACAACATCCTCAACAACTGGCGTGTTACGAAAACCACCCTCAGGTTAGGTAGTAGAGTTATTGGTAAGTGTATGATGGGATCAACATCAAACGCATTAGACAAAGGAGGTAGAAACTTTAAAAAATTATATGATGACTCAGACGTCACGAAGAGAAACAGCAATGGACAGACTCGCTCAGGACTATATAGTTTGTTCATACCTATGGAATGGAACTACGAAGGATACATTGATTCTTATGGCTTACCTGTATTCGATACACCAAAAAAATCCATTACAGGACCTGATGGAGGAAAAATAAAACTAGGTGTAATAGAGTATTGGAATAATGAAGTTGAAGGTTTAAAAGATGACCAAGATGGTTTAAATGAATTTTATAGACAGTTTCCTCGTACAACTAAACATGCTTTTAGAGATGAATCAAAACAATCTTTATTTAATCTAGGTAAAATTTATGAACAAATAGATTTTAATGAAGATTTAAAAAATAGTATAGGTGTTACAAAAGGTAGTTTTCAGTGGGAAAACGGAGAGCAAGATACTAAAGTAATATTTATTCCAAATAGACAAGGTAGATTTTTAATTTCTTGGATACCTGATATTCAAGTTCAAAATAGAAGATATATTAAAAATGGAGTAAATTACCCAGGTAATGAACATATGGGTGCTTTTGGTTGTGACCCTTACGATATATCAGGAACTGTGGATAAAAGAGGATCAAATGGATCTTTACATGGTTTAACAAAGTTTAGTATGGAGAATGCTCCACCTAATCATTTCTTTTTAGAATATATAGCTAGACCACAGACAGCAGAGATATTTTTTGAAGATGTACTTATGGCTTGCGTATTTTATGGTATGCCAATACTTGCAGAGAACAACAAACCTAGATTACTTTATTATTTTAAACGTAGAGGTTATAGAGGTTACGCAATGAATAGACCTGATAAAAAAAGAAATAAATTATCTGTAACAGAAAGAGAGATAGGTGGAATACCTAATTCTAGTGAAGATATAAAACAAGCTCACGCAGCTGCTATTGAAACATATATAGAACATTATGTTGGTTTAAAAGAAACTGGATATGGTGATATGTATTTTCAAAGAACACTAGAAGACTGGGCAAAATTTAATATAAACAACAGAACAACACATGATGCTTCTATTAGTTCAGGTTTAGCTTTAATGGCTTGCAATAAACATAGATATGCGCCAAACGTTAAACGAACAATAAAACCTGTTGATTTAGGTATAAAAAGATACAACAACAAAGGAACGACATCAAAAATTATAAGTTAAATGAATATATATAGTAATACTAATAGTCCTTTTCCAAGCCAGGTAGTGAGCGATGCAGAGAAAGCTAGTTTAGAGTATGGAACGCAAGTTGCTCAAGCTATTGAACAAGAGTGGTTTTCACAAGGTAGGACTAGTGGTAATAGATACTTAACTAACTGGAATAATTTTCATCAGTTAAGATTATATGCTAGAGGTGAGCAGTCAATACAAAAGTATAAAGATGAATTAGCTATAAATGGTGATTTATCTTATTTAAACTTAGACTGGAAACCTGTACCTATATTATCTAAATTTGTTGACATAGTTGTAAATGGTATATCTTCTAAAACTTATGATATAAAAGCTTATGCTCAAGATCCTAGTTCTATAAAGAAAAGAACTGAGTACGCTTCAAAAATTTATGAAGACATGTTATCTCAAGAATATTTAGATAACTTAAAACAAACTTTAGGTATTGATTTATATCAAACACCTAGCACAACAGTTGTACCAGAAACACCAGAAGAACTAGAGTTACACATGCAACTATCATACAAGCAAAGTGTAGAAATAGCAGAAGAAGAAGCTATATCATCTGTACTTGCTCAAAATAAATATGATTTAGTTAAGCGTAGATTAAATATGGATTTAACAGTTTGCGGTATTGCAGCTGCTAAAACTAATTTTAATACAGCTGAAGGTATTACTGTAGATTACGTAGATCCAGCTTATATGGTTTATTCTTATACAGAGGATCCAAACTTTGAAGATATATATTACGTTGGTGAATTAAAAGCCATTACAATACCAGAACTTAAAAAAGAGTTTCCAGGTATAACTGAAGAAGAATTAAAAAGAATACAGGCAATGCCTGGTAATAGATCTTATATTACAGGTTGGGGTGATTATGATGCTAATACAGTACAGGTTTTATATTTTGATTATAAAACATATCACAACCAAGTATTTAAAATAAAGCAAACAGATCAAGGATTAATGAAAGCTATTGAAAAGCCAGACACATTTAATCCACCAGAAAACGATAACTTTGAAAGAGTGTCAAGATCTATAGAGGTTTTATATAGTGGTGCTAAAGTATTAGGAACTAATACAATGTTAAAATGGGAGCTAGCTGAAAACATGTCTAGACCGTTAGCTGATACCACTAAAGTAAAAATGAATTATGCTATTTGCGCACCTAGAATTTACAAAGGTAGAATAGAATCTATTGTTAGCAAGTGTATTGGATTTGCTGATATGATTCAGTTAACTCATTTAAAACTACAACAAGTAATATCGCGTGTAGTTCCAGATGGTGTGTATTTAGATATGGACGGTCTTGCTGAGGTTGATCTTGGTAACGGTACAAATTATAATCCAGCCGAAGCATTAAATATGTATTTCCAAACTGGTAGTATTGTGGGTAGATCTCTTACACAAGAAGGTGATATGAATCCTGGTAAAGTACCAATACAATAATTACAATCAGGTAGTGGTCAAGCTAA